CACCGTGAAGGGGAACGAGTAACTGGGCGAGGTCCAGTTGTCCGTCGCATTGCCGGAGAGATACACCTTCAGGCCGGGGTCGAAGTTGTGATTGATGATGCCGACGATCCCCATGTGCTGGGCGATGGCGAGGTCGCACAGCCACGCGCAGTTGCTGCGCTCCAGCAGCTTTGCCGGTTGCTCGGGTCGCCCGTTCACGAGGTTCGCGACCTTGTAGGCCGGGTCTTCCGTGCCTGCGCTGACGGAGAACGTGCCCAGCGCGGTCGTGGACCCGTCGAACCGATCCGTCGGCCTCGTATACAGAAATGTGGACATCAGCGCAGCACTCCCTGAATGTCGCTCAGGTTGCGTCCGCCCTTGCGGAGGATTTTCGAGATCGCCGGGAGCATCTTCTTCTCGACGGCTTCTTCCATCCCCTGCGTGTCAATGGTGCTGATCGCGACGTTCAGGGAGATCATGTCCTGCTGCGCCTTCGCCTCCGCCGCAGCGGCAATCGCCGCGTCTCCGCTCATTTGCCCGGCGTAGGCAATGCCGTCGGTCGATCCGATGGACGCGTCAATCGCATCGCGCACCGCACCAGCCGCGCCGACGCTGACCTTCTGCCAGTCACGGAACGCCTGCATCGACTGGGCGAGCTTGAGTGGGATTTCCTTGATGCCGCCGGGCGAGCTACCGAATGACACCGCATCGACAGCGGCCTGCGCGTCCGTCGCCGCGTCCACGGCTTCCTGTGACCAGCCGCTCCAGTCGGTATCCGACAGCGCGGAATCCACGCCGTTGATCGCGGCCTCGACGTGATCGACGGACTTCGTCGTCGCCTGCGCGGCCACCGCTGCCGCATCTTTGAACTTCGTGAACGCGGCAGGGATGTCACCGCCCAAGGCTTTGATGATGGCGCTGAAGCCCTCCATCATCACCTCGTTGGTGGACATCGACTCCTTCTTCAGGACGCCGGTCTGCTCGGCCTGATTGATCAGGAGTTGCGTGTTCTCGTCAATGGGCAACCCGAGATCCTTGTGCGCCTGCCGCACGTTCTCCAGATAGCCCTTCATCTGCTGAAGCGCCTGCGTCTCGGTGAACCCAGCCTCGACCAGCTTCCCGAACGTCTCCTCGCCCTGTGCCTGAAGGTCGGCCATCGAATCGACGTTCAAGCCGCCGGTGTTCGACAGCGCGAGCATCACTTCGTTCAGTGACGATGCCGACTGCACCAACTCCGGGTAGGTCTTCGCAAGCTGACGGATGCCGAGGAGTTCGTTGATCGCCGCGCCGCCCTCGCGTCCCAGCTTCGTGTTCGCATCGCTCAACTGGTCGAGCGCCGGACCCATCTGGTCGAGCGCGTCGAGGTACGGCACACCCGCCGCGACGGCCGCGTTGAACCCGGCGAGCGTCAGGCGCTCGAACCGCTGCATCTGCTCGCCAGCGCCCTTGATGTCTCCAGCCATCTGCTGAAGCACCATCCGCGAGTCGGCGTCGATCTCCTTACCGGAGGCTTGCGCGTCAGACAGCGTCTTCCGCGCCGCCGCCATGTCGTTGATCTGCTTCGACAGGGGCGCGAACAGGCCCGTGAGGCCAGCGGCGAGTCGCTGATTCTGGCTGCTGACGAAGCCGACAATCTCCTCGGACTTCGCAGCGGAGTTGGCGTTCAGCGTGAGGAGTTCTTGGAAACTCTTGGAGGCGACCTTGTTGCTCTTGATGATGTAGTCCGCGAACGCGCCGAAGTTCTTCTCCAGCGTCTCCCGGCCCTGCTCGGCGGAGAACTTGCCCGTCTCGACCATCGAGAACACGTCCCGCAGCTTGCCGGTGAACTTGTCGATGTTGCCGGACTTCAGCCCACCCGCCTCGCCAATGATCGCGTCGAGATTGAACAGCGCCCCCGCGCCTCGGTCGCCCTTGAATTTCTCCTTCGCGGACTTCTCGACCTCTTTCGCCAGTTCGTCGGTGATCTCGGTCCCGAAGTCACGACCGACATCCTTCGCCGCCTTGACCCAGCCCGGCTTGCGCAACGCACCCACGATGGCCCCAACACCAGCGCCGATAGCGGTGCCCCACGGACCCGCAATCGATCCGATCTGCGCACCGGCCATCGCGCCGCCCAGCGCACGTTGCCCGGCTCCGCGCTTGTCGGTACCGGCCATGAAGGCTTGCACGCCACCCGCCACTTGCGCCGCCGCACCCATGCCCTTGGCGAGCTTCCCTCCACCGATGGAGTCCATACCGGGCAAGCCGAATAGCGTCTTGTCCTTGCCTGTGACCGCGTCTTTGCCGAATAGGCCACCCAAGTTCTTACTGGCGAAGTCCATCTGGGAGAAGACCCCGCCCACCGCCTTGGAAATACCCCCGAACGATTTCCCGCCGATGTTCGCCATCTGCTCGAACGACGCCGCGATGGACGACGTGGCCTCGCCCCACGTCATGACCGTCTGTCCAGCCGCCTCCTTGGCATCCTTGACGGTCTTCTCCGCAGCGTCCCGCGAGGCTTTCGACGCGTCCTTGCCGAGATCCTTGAGAGCTTTCTCGGCATCCGCGACCGCCTGCGTGGCTTCTTCCTTCGTCTGATAGCCACGGATGTCCGCGCGTTTGCCTCGCTCGGCGGCGATCTCTTGCGGGGTCGCGCCGTGCGCACGCATCCGCGCCTCTTTGGCTTGCGACTGCGCGATGGCGAGCTTGCGCCGGGCCTCCTCGTCTACCTGCGCCTCTTGTAGTTTGATGTCGAGAAGATCCTGCGCGGCTTCGACTTGTTCATAAGTCGCGTCGGTTTGCTTCTTAATGTTGTCGAGGGCGATGGCCGCTGCAAGAATTTCTGCGGCGTGATACTCACTGGTCTTTCTGGCAACAACGCCCCTCGCCTGCGCTTCCGCGTTCAGTGCAGCCAGCAGCAACCGGAGCCGTTCTTTATCCGAGACGTTCTGATCGTTGTTGGCTTTAAGGTAGGCATCCCGTGCGGCCTTAGCCTTCGCCTGCCGACCGGTGTACGTCACGTCGTCGCCTTCGGCAATCAGCCGGGCGGTTTCCGCTTCAAACCGCAGCCGCACTTGCTGCTCGTCTTCGCCGTTCTTCCTCGCCTGTTCAAGGCGGCGCTCTAGCTCGATTTTCCGGAGCGCCGCGATTTGATCGATGCCGACCTTCGTTGTCTTGATCTCGTACTCGGCCTGTTGACGAACGGCTTCCGCTGCCGCTTCCTTCTCCTGCTTCGCGGCCTTCTCGGTCACGAGGACGCGCTGGTTCGCGGCATCCGCGTGGATCAGCGTCAGCTTGTCGGCCAGCGACTGGGCGTCGGTGATGTTGTCGCGTGCGATGCGCTCGTCCTCGTCCTCCTTGGCCTTGATCAAGGCCATCTCTTTCTCGTTGCCCTCTAATCGAATCGCAATCAGCGCCTGCTGCTGCGCGGCTTGCTGTTGCAGATCGGCCTCGGCGGACTTCTTTCGTTCCTCGCGGATGGCCGTCTCCGATTGCTGTTGCGCCTTGGCATTGGCCTCTGCAATCTTGATCCCCGCACCGACGGCATCGCCCGAGGCTCGCGCGGCAGCGATCTCGGCGTTCTTGCGGATCTCGATGATCGCCAGTTGCGCGTCCAGTCCTTTCTTGGACGCATTGACTTCTGCGATCTGCTGATCAGCGGCGAGTTGAATGCGCGACTGCGCAACGGCACGCCCGGAGTCCGTCAGGATCTGGTCGCGCTTAACTTGAGCCGTGGCATCCGCTTGCCGAATGGCTTCGTTTCTAGCGGCGTCATCCTTCCACGTCTTGTTGTCGTTGATCGCTTGGATAGCCGCATCGTGTTCGGCCTTCGCATTCGCCAGTGCGGCGCTCGTGCCGGTCAACCCCATCGACTCGCGTTGGGCGGCGATCTTGGCGTCGAACGCCGCCGCCTCGGCGCGAGCGGCCATGAGCGTACGGACGGACTGGACTTGCGCCTCCGTCATGCCGGTGATGCCAGCGACCACGGCATTAGTGGCGTCAGCATCGAGGAGCAACCACTTGATTTGCTCCTGCGTCTCGTACGAGAAGCCCTCTAACGCTTTCGCGCCTTCATCCTGCGCATCCCTGAAGTGCTCGGACTGCTTGATAATCTCGGCCTGTGCGTCCGCACCCTTGTGGAGTTCAAGCGTAGCCTCTGCCTGCTTCTGCGCGAGAAACGCCGTGACTTGGGCCTGATTGGCTCCCGGCTCCAGTCCGGCCTCGATGGCCGTGTTGTAGTCCTCGATGGCCTTGGTGTAGTCCTCGCTGCTCCGGACGCCTTTGATCTCCGAGTCGAGTCGCGCTGCCAGCAGCACGTCGCCCTTGGTCAGCGCCTCCTGATACTCCTTCTCCTTCTGGGTGAGTTCGGCCTCGATCTGAACGACGCTCTTACCCGCGTCAATCTGGGCTTTAGCTGATTTCGCGGCCTCCTCCTCGACCCCCTTGTAGTGCGACTTCAACGCCCAGAGCGCCGCACCCAACGCGAGAATGCCGACAAGGATCGCCGTGACTGGGTTCTCCAGCAGCGCGATCTTCAGCGCCTCGAACGCCGCTGTTACACCCGTCGTCGCGATTGCTAAGATCCCTTGCGCGACGGACAGCGCCTTCGCACTTAGACTGGCCTCGCTGTTCGCGAGCGCGACCGCCTTGACCGCGATCTCGTTCGCTACGAGTTTGGCGATCAGGGCGCTGGTTTTCCCCTTGACGAGTTCGAGCGCGGCTCCCCAGCCTCCCAGCTTGTCGATGATCTGGGGAAGCATGTTGATGAAGACCTTGCCTGCGGCCTTCCCGACATCGAGCACCGCATCACCGATCACCAACACTGCGCCGCTGACCTGTGGCGCGAGGTCGAGGAAGTCTGACAGGGGGCCGAGAAGGGACGCCCCGATCTCGTTTCGGGTCGCCTCCATCATCTTGTTGATGCGGTCGAGGGAGTCGCCGTACCGGTCGGCGGCGCGTGCCGTATCCTCCGACATGACGAGGCCGAGTTTCTTGGCCTCCTCCATCAACTTGCCGATGTCCTCCGTCGCGAGGTTCGACATCATCTTGAACTTCGGCCCCAGCAACTCGACGCCCTTGCGCGTGCGCTCGGACGCGTCGGTGATGCCGTGCAGCTTGTCCATGATGGCGAGGAACTGCTGCTCGGGGGACTGCGCCTTCAACGCCTCGAACGAGAGGCCCAGTCCTTCAATCGCGTTGACGGTGTTGGTCCCGCCTTCTCCGATCTCCTTCCCCATCTGCTGAACCGTGCGGCCCAGCAACTCAAACGACACGCCAGCCTGTGACGCGACGAACCGCAACCCGGACAGCCCTTCGACGGAGACGCCGGTGCGCTGGCTCATGGCGAGGAGTGAGTCGCCCAGTTCCGCGACGTGGCCCACCATGTCGGGAATCTTCTCGACCAACCCCAGCGCCGCTTCCTTCGCCGCGTCGAACGACTTCGCCATCTGCACGCCGAAGAACGTGCTCAGCGACTCGGAGTCCTTCTTCGCCTTGCTGGACGTATCACCAATCGCCGCAATCGCTTTGTTGGTCGCGTCGAGTTTCTCGACCATGCCCTCCAGTGCCTTGACGGCACTGGCGACATCCGCTGCGATTTTGATGAGTACGTCGTTGTCGGCCATCAGCGCACACCCTTACCCCACGCCGAAGCGGCGTCGAGTCACCTTCGTCCCGGTATGTTGTTCGTCGTAGGCTTCACGCGCCTTCAACTCCGCGTCGAGTCCCAGTGACATGCACGCGGCGTCGAAGTCGAACGCCATCGCCCGTTCAGAGGCGGACGAATTCGTCGATGTCGGGTCGGATTGGAACCACCACCGGCTTGGCGGCTGGTTGTACTGCTTCCCCATCTGGAAGCACAGGAGCATCAGGGGTGCGTGCGCCTGCACGAAAGTCCGCCGCCGTCTGCGCCGTCATCAACGGCACAACGGCAGTCTCGCTCCAGATTTGAATGAGTTGGGGGAGCGTGAGTAAACCGACCGGAAGGTGATCGGGATTGCCGTCGTCTTCGGCCACGAGCACCGGCTGGAGGACGACCTTGATCGCATGCTCGCGCACGACATCGACCAGTTCACGGGAGTGCGCTTCGCCCAGCGCGGCGAGGCGTTCGGTGGGGGACGCGCCCGGCATCTCGATCATCTTCTGGACCGCGACCAGCAGCGGCATCGGGATGCGGCCTTCAAAGACCATGACCGTCATGTCCTCGCGGCGTGCGAGCACGTGCTGGCCCTGACCCATGTCGATTTCGACAACGTGACGTTCGCGCATCGCGCGAGGATTCATGAGTGTAGACATGGCGGAGATTCTCAGCCGGGCGAGCGCGACCGGAAACGCCCCTCGGGCTTTCCGGTGTCAGGCGTAGACGAGGTCGGCCACCGAGGTCGCCATCCGCAACCGGCGGAGCGCCAGCCCGGTTTCCCACGAGGCGAACGTCAGGACCACGTCCCGCTTGCGGAGCGCCTTCCGCCGCACCAGCGCCCGTACCGCGCGTCGGTGCGCGGCCGATACCCGGAAGTGCCCCTCCGCCCTCTGAAGCAGCAGGGTGGCGAGCGTGGCCCGTTCCTGCCCCCACAGCGCGTCGGTCACGGATCGCCAGCGTGCAACCGACGCCGCCGCCCGGCCCAGCGCCTCCGCCGTCAGCGGCGGCTCCCGGCGTCGTCCGACTTTTGGGCGAGTGCCATTCAGTACGTGCATCAACGCACGCCAGCCTCGGAGCGCCAGCGCCCGGTCCTTCGGAGGTCCGGCCGAGAACCGGGCCGACGCGTTCAGGTACCGCTTCGCCCAGAGCGCCCCGTTCAGCACGTCGGCCGCGAGATACCCGTCGGTAGGATGCACTTCAAGGAACGCCACCGCGTCGGCGTAGCGCGTGAGCCGGGTCAGGTGCGCCACAAGGGTCGCGTGCGCCGGGTCGGTCGCGTAATCTACCGGGACCGCGAGCGGCACGCCGCCGCGAAAGATGTAGGCCACGAAGTCGAGATTGTAGCTGTGCTTGTCACGAGCGACGGTTATCGTGCAAAGTCGCCCTCGTGGTGTTAGCGTTCACGGGTTGGAGGGTCCAGTGGCAGTACTTCGACTGATCCTGCTCGTCTTCGCGCTGGTGTGTTTCGTCCTCGCCGCGTTTCCACCGCAGACCCAACCGTACCATTCACGTCTGGTGGCAGCGGGGTTGGCGTTCCTGACCGCCTCGATGATTCCGTGGCCCACGTAAGGACACCATCATGACCACGCTGTTGATCATCCTGATCGTGCTGATTCTGCTCGGCGGCGGCGGCTACGGGTACCGGTCCAACTGGGGTGGTCCGCAGTACGGCGGGTTGCTCGGATTGGTCATCGTGATTCTGTTGATTCTGGTCCTGACCGGCAACCTGCACCTCCGCTGAACCCCGCGCCAACCCTTCGCTGTTTTTGTTTTAAGGAGATCCAAAGACCATGTCACGACTCGCGATTATCACGTTCATCACCCCGCAGGGTGTGGACATCGACAACGGGTTGCCCAGTGCGCCCGTGTACCCCGGCAACGCGCTGCCCGGTGGACCCGTAGACCCCGGTTACGGCCGACCGGGCGGTGGATGGAGTCCGGTCGATCCGGGCTTCGGCGGCGGACGGCCGGTGCGTCCCGACAACGGTCTGCCGGTCGGCCCTCCGGGATCCATCGGCACGCTGCCGGTATTCCCGTTCGACCCGACGAAGCCGGACAACACGCTGCCCGGTAGCGGCGGCGAGATCGACAACACGCTGCCCGGTGGCGTGATTCACCCCGGCATGAAGTTCGTCGTGAAGTGGCTCGCGTGTCAGGGGCTGATCCTCGTGCCCGACAACACGCTGCCGACCACGCCACCGCCAACCAGCGGCACGCTGCCGGGGACCACGCCCGAACCCAAGTAGCGCCGTACGCACAACGACCCGGCTGGATATACCAGTCGGGTCGTTCAGTTCCCGCCCACGAGCGCCGCGAGCACGCGCCACGCCCATCGCGCAGCACGCTGAAGCCAGCGCACCCTGCCTCTTATGACCGGGTCCAGCCGACTGGCGTCACGCCGCGCACCCACTTCGGGAGGCCGACGTAGACCTCCGACCCGTGCCCCACCTTCGCCGTGACGATGTCGCCAGCCGCTGCCGTGACCACTGCCGGACGCACTCGGTACGTGCCGCCGATGATCGGGCCGCGCACCGTCACCAAGTCTCCGATACGCGGCACGTACATGACTACGCGACCGTGACCGCGTTCTTGCTGAGAGCGTTCCACTTCCCGCCGCCGGAGACAAGCTCGATGCTCGCACCGGGGAAGGCCGCGAACGTCGCGGTGTTCTTCGACGCCGCCGCCGTGCCGTCATCGATCAAGCCCGTCGCCGTCAACACGTGCGCGAACGCGGTGCGGTTCACCACGGTGAGGCGCAGGTTGTCCGCTTGCGGCGCGGCCACCGTGAACGCACCCACGCTGGTCTTCGCGAGCGAGTGGACGCCGGAGAGTTGCTGCAACGGCCCATCGGCCGTGTAGCGGATCGCCGCACCCGAGATCCCCTCGGGGAACAGGTGCCGACCGCGCTGCTTGCTCGTGATGCCCATGTCGATGCTCCTCTACGGGTTGCCGTACTCGTACGTGATGCTGAACTGCACTTGGGCCGCGCCTGCGACGAAGTTGGCGTTCGATTGCAGCCCGATACCGACAAGACCCGGAGTCCCGGTGTTGCCTTTGACGATAGTCGAGACAGCCGGAGCGCCATTGAGCACCAGCCCCGATCCCA